TCACCACGATTCCCCAGTTCAAGGGGACAGTGGAGATGCCCGTTTATATTCGGGAATCCAAGTCTCGCGTGCCTACATTGTCGTCTGGTTTCACAGCCACTGTACCGATCCTCACGGGTCGGCAGGTGGGTATCCTTGCGTCTCTTGCAGTCTTGAAACTACTGTAATGAGATTGATAACCTCGAAAGGCAATCATGCTCACTGACCCGCAATCTATCACTGTTAATGCTGTGGCTAAATCCATGCCACGCATCCAGGATATTCCTGGGGGCACCCGGTATCGCTACCGGACCACTACTGACGAATTCCTGTTTGACATCCGACACACTGTCGGGAAGATCACAGGTGGAGGGCTTGGCGAGAGCCATACCGTCCGCGTCAAATACACCGTCTTCAAAACGGCGGTGGTGCCTGAGCAGGTCTTCTATGCGACTTTGGCTATCCAGAATGGCGACGGAATGGACCTGACACAGGCCCGTTACGTTACCCTGGCGCTTTGCGCATGGGCGGTTTCTGCGACCATCGATCGGCTCCTCGTCGGCGAAAGTTGACGATGAGTGCTCCGGGCCTTAATCGGTCCGGAGTAGATGGTACTACCCTGATTGTGGGGAAGGATCAAGTGGGCAGATAGGAAGGTTGAAATGATTACCTCTCCATCTATCCAGTATGATTTGCTCCAGGGAGCGTATCAGGCCTTGAAAGAGGACCTGATGCTGCTGATTCCCGAAGCCAACTGCAAGAGTATATGTTGGGATCAAACTCAGCTTATGCGCCTTGCCATGAACAGAGGAACGCGGTTCTTCACCGTAGACCTCCCGGAGTTCTGCAAGCATTTCGATGCTTGCCTCGACAACGGCTCTCTAATCCCTACGTCAGTTCCTGGGTTTTCAAGGCTCAGGACTAAACGGGGGAGGGACGCAAGGCCCAGACTTTTCTGGGCGTTCACGTCTCGAGTGTTCAAGTATGATGGTAGCTTAAGGACTTCTCCTTGTACAGACTCCATCTCCGCGGTCCGGTTTCTTTGCCGAATCTTTGGAAAATTTAAGGGAGAATGTGATGACTTCTATAAGTTTGAAGCCATTAAGGAGTTCTACACTGTTGAGGTGGATGCGCGTAGCCCCGATCTTGATTGGGACGACGTTAATTCTCCCTTCTTCTCAAGTCAGAGGAGAGAGCTTAGTGTTGTCGACATCACTGCCGACGACGCTGCGTCTCTTTACGACGACTACGGAGGGTGGTCCCGAGTTTCGGGTGACCTGCAGCGCGTCGCTGACGTCGTTGTGGGATTACTTCCGGAATTCGATCCATACAGCATTAGCTGCCGCCATGGACCCGGTGCAGTTTCAGACGGAAAATCTGGGGAGAGTAAGTACTCTTTCCCAAACTGGCCTCACAAACTCGAGACTGTGTTTCCTTTCGACTGGCACGGTTCTACCTGTTTCACAACAGATGGATTAGTGCCCGAAGATCGGGAGGCAGTTTCAAAGTTAATGTGTGTACCCAAGACCATGAAAGGGCCACGGCTTATTGCCGCGGAACCGATCGCTAATCAATGGGTGCAACAGGGCCTCGCCGACTGGTTCCTTTATGCCTTTAACCACTCCGTTCTTGGAGAGGCCGTGAGGATTCGGGACCAAACGTTTAACCAACAAAGAGCCCGTTGGGCTTCCGGTGGTGAAGGCGCTACAGTCGACTTGAGCTCTGCGTCAGATCGTCTGACATGCTATATAGTAGAGAGGATGTTTCGGCGCAAGCCGACGCTTCTTTCCGCGATGATCGCATGCCGAACCCCGTTGCTAGTCCAGTCGCCAATGGCTAAGGACAAGCGCTTCCCGGATAAGTTAAAGATCCGAAAGTTCGCTTCGATGGGTTCAGCACTGACTTTTCCAGTCCAAAGTGCCGTCTTTGCTATGATCTCCTTTGCTGCGGTTGTAATTAGCCGCGGTGAGAGGGTAAACGTAGAGTCGGTGAAGAGGGCTGCGGAGAGTGTCGCGGTCTACGGGGATGACTTAATAGTCCCCGTGAGTTCGCTTAGGCTCCTGAAGGCGCTCCTCGCGTCTTTGGGTCTCAAAGTCAACACGCGCAAGACTTACGGAGCTGGAAAGTTCCGTGAGAGCTGTGGCGCTGACTGGTACGACCATGTGGACGTAACACCTGGTTATATAAGGTCTGACTTTGAC